ATAATGGAAAAAGAACTATTAGATTTCTTTATGTGGTTTAGAACCAACGGAGAAAAATACGTATGCCACCCTATTGAACATATGATTAAGATTTACTTAAACGAAAAAAAATGATTAAATTGATAAAGTGTATTTCATCAGTTCCAAAAATTTTAACATTAAATAAATCATATTTAATTATAAAAGAAACGCCATACGGATATGTTATTAAATTAGATAGTGACGAAATAACACAAGTAGACAAATCAAGATTTATAAAACTATGAAAAATATTTTAATTCAGTTCTTTATGTGGTATATGAAAAATGGAGAAAACCATCAAGAAAAAACAGTTGAGGAGTTAATTCAATTTTATTTAGATGAAAAATATAATAGCAGAAAGTAAATATACAAGTTTAATTGTACAAGTTGAAGAAATGGATGATGAATATTTTACAGGTAGAGTATTAGTAGGAGACAATACTACTAAAGTTGGTGACTTTATAAGTGTTGCAACGGCTACTTTTAACATATCAAATAACGAGCCTAAAAAAGATGAGATAGTTCAGAAAGTTGTAGATAAATTTCAGGAGCGTTCTAAAGTTGGAATTGAAAAATATGGAACTACATTAAAAGATAATAATACAGATGACTTTCATCGACATTTTTCTGAGGAGTTAATGGATGCCTTACTTTACCTTGAAAAGATTAAGGAACAAAAAGATACTTACTTTTTATTGTTAGGTAGATACAATGAATTGTTAGATCAATTTAATAAGTTACAATCTAAAATAAAAGAACTATGTTAATACAACCGATTTTAGATTTACCAAATAGAAAAAATATAATTACAAAACACGGTACACTATCCGACCTTCATAAGGTTGCAATAGAATGGTACAAGTCTGAAAACGACAGTGTTTTTATGCGAGAGTTTGTCATTTATATTGTAAACAATTATAGTACTTTTAAAACAAAAAAATGACAGTGGAAATTTTTGAATGGATTGAAATAATCGTATATGAAAATATCAGATGTGAAAAATATTATTATCTTTATGAACGGATATGCTACAATTGATGAAATTAGAAGAGTATTGCAAAGTAAGGAATATCAAAGCTACTTTTGTAGATGGTATTCTAATAGACCCTTTGCCTATTGTAAAGTCAAATTATAGGGTGAGAAAAGAACCTTACTTTATTGATTTGGCGGTTAAAAGATACGGTTGTAGTACGGTTGTAGATGCAATGTTTAACAAGCAAATGACATTAATCATATGATCTACGAGAAACAAGTCAGACCAGATTTAACACTTTTAGTGGGTGAAAATGCTTTATCGTTATTCGATTACTATGGAGTTAATGAATTGCACGGTTTAAACAAAAAAGATTGCTTAAAACGAATGAATGAAGGTGGTACCTATTTCGATGGATTTCAAAACTTAATACCATACGAAAAAGATCAATACTATTTATTCATTAATAATTCTAGTTTAACCGATAATGAAGTAGATAACTTTGGTTTGATATTCCACGAAAGTACACACTATCAATTTGAAAAGTATTACGATAGTTTAAAAGAAAATGAAGAGCAATTAATAACAGATGCTGAGATATTGGCTAAGGAAATTTATGAAACAATTAGACAAATTAGTTAAAAACCACAAACAGTGGTTATCAATAGCTCGTTCATTTGGTGCTGGTGAAACCTCAGAGGATATTGTGCAGGATATGTATTTAAAAGTTTATGACAATAAGATAAACAAAGAGATAAACTCAGCTTACATTTGGTTAACCTTACGCTCGATTTACTTCGATAAATTAAGATTAGAGAATAAGATTACCACTATATCAATTGATGACGTTAGAGAGATTAAAAATGATGAATTTGATATTAACGAATTTAATTCTTTTACAAAGATAAATACAAAAATTGAAGCCGTTAAATACAAAACACACTATTCAGACGTTATTATTTTGAATAACTACTTTGTGAAAGGTTTATCAATGCGAAAAATAGCTAAGAAATTTAATATAGCTCCTTCAACTGTTTTACGTTCATTAAAGAAAACTAAGGAGAAAATAAGAATTGAGATTGAAGAGGATTATATCGACTATAAAAACAAAGATTATGAAAGAATTTAGAATATTAGAACTTAATGAACTTTATCAACCTCAAATATCAATTGAATTATATAAAGATATTTGGTTTTTTAAAACAAAAAATGAATGGTTTCCAATATCTAAAAATGGTGAAAAATGGCTAGATACTTATGAAGATGCTTTAAATGTTATAAAGGAATATAAAAAAACTGAAAAAAAATATCATTATATAGATTAATTATGGCAAAGAAAAAATGTAAATTAGAAGTGGCAAATCATTTGCCTTTAGAATTAAATGAGATTGAGTTTTTAACTGATTGTTTTTTAAGTGAAGAAATTTCGCCTTTAGAACAACTTAGATTAGTTCAGATATTCAATAGAGTGTTTTCAAAGAACGAGCAACCGACAATGTGTGGTAGTTGTTGGAGAGATTTAATTAAGGAGCTTAAAAAGGTTCTAGATAATCAATAATGATTTTTTTTGATTATGGATAAGAGAAAAAATAACGGAGGTAATGCAGGTTGCGGACGTAAAAGCAAAGCAGAAGAACAAAGCTTAATACAAAAACTTTCTCCCTTGGAAGAACAAGCATTTATTAAACTTTCAGAAGCTATTGATAGTGGTAAAGATTGGGCTATTAAAATGTTTTTTGAATATATGTTTGGTAAACCTAAACAACAAATGGACGTTACTACAATGGGAGAAAAAATATCAAATGTTATCCAATTAGGTAATGGAATAAATCCGAATGAAACTACTAATTAAACAGGAACACGCTACATTTTATTTACAAGATAAAACTACAGAAGAAGTTCTTTATGGTGGTGCGGCTGGAGGAGGTAAATCCGCATTTGGTTGCTTATGGTTAATTTCAATGTGCCAAAACTATCCTAACACTAGATGGTTAATGGGTAGGGCAAAACTTAAAACATTAAAAGAAACTACATTAAACACTTTCTTTGAACTAGCTAGTAAGTTAGATATAGGTAATGAGTTTAATTATAACGCTCAATCAAATGTTATTTACTTTGAGAATGGTAGTGAGATAATACTTAAAGATTTATTCCTATATCCGTCCGATCCTAACTATGACAGTTTAGGTTCATTAGAGATTACTGGAGCGTTTATAGATGAGTGTAACCAAGTTGTGTATAAAGCGTGGCAAATCGTTAAATCTAGGATAAGATATAAATTAACAGAATATAATTTAATACCTAAAATGTTAGGCACTTTAAATCCTGCAAAGAATTGGACTTATAAAGAATTTTATCAACCTTCAAAAAATGGAACATTAAAAGATTATAGAAAGTTCATACAAGCGTTACCACAGGATAACCCACATTTGCACCCATCTTATTTAAAGTCATTATTGCAATTAGATAATAACGCAAAGCAACGTCTTTATTATGGGAATTGGGAATATGATGACGATCCATCTACATTAATTGATATGGACGCTATTATAGACTATTTTAATCCTGTTCATATAAATGATAACGGTAAACATTACATAACTATTGATGTGGCTCGTAAAGGTAAAGATACAACCGTTTACAGGGTGTGGAATGAATGGAAGTGTATTGATGTTGTAATATTTGCTAAAAATACAATAGTAGAAGCATTTGATGAAGCTAGAAAGTTACAAGCTAAATACAATGTACCAAATACTCAAACAATAGCGGATGAGGATGGTGTTGGTGGTGGGCTTGTTGATATGTTAAGATGTCAAGGTTTTATAAATAATAGTAGAGCTTTGAATGGAGAAAACTATGAGAATTTAAAAAGTCAATGCAGTATTTTAATGGCTAAAAAAATACAAGCTAGAGAATGCGGTGAAGTTTCAAATAATACTCATATTAGAGATATAGTAAGTGAAGAAATGGAGCAAATTAAACAAAAGGATATAGACAAAGATACAAGACTAGGAATACTTTCAAAAGATGTTATTAAAGCAAATATAGGACGTTCACCCGATCATTGGGATAGTATAATGATGAGATACTATTTTGAACTTAAACCAAAAGGCAATTATTCAATTTACTAAATACAAATATTAATTTAATCGTTTTAAAATTATGAAATTAGAACTTACAATACCGACAACTTTAGATGAAATTCCATTGATGCATTATCAAAAGTTTATGGAGGTTTCAAAGAATAGCACAGACGACGAATTTGTAGCTCAAAAAATGATACAAATATTTTGTGGAATAGAACTTAATGAAGTTGTTAAAATATCGTTTAATGATATGGTTGAATTGGTTAATCATTTTAACAAATTATTCTCAGAAATACCTAAACTAAAACCTACATTTAAAATAAAAGATTTGGAATTGGGAATTATACCAAATTTTGATAAAATTACGTGGGAGGAATACATTGAACTAGAAGCACAATTTAAAGAGTTTGACACATTCCACAAAGCAATGGCAGTGTTATACCGTCCCGTAATTGAAAAGAATAAACACAATCAATATTTAATTGCACCTTTTAATAACGTAGAGGAATTTGGGGACCTAATGAAATATACACCATTATCAATTGCACTTAGCTCACATCTTTTTTTTTGGAATTTAGAAAGGGAGTTACTACAAGCTACCATCAGTTATTTGGAGATGATGCTGATGAAAATGACGAAAGTCAACAAAGCGATTTTAGTGAAGAAACTCAATTTGGAAAACAATGGGGATGGTATCAGTCAATTTATGCAGTCGCAAAAGGAGATATTAGAAAATTTGATGAAGTCCTCAGAATTGAGCTATTTACCATCCTTAACTTTTTGACATTTGAAAAGCAAAAGAATAGAATTGAAATAAACCAACTTAAAAAAAATAGATTAAAATGAGTGGATATTACGACATAGTTACAAAGTTATACGAAAGTGTAAACAATGATAGTTTAGTTAATCAAACGACAAAGGGAGACCTTGCAGCAGTCTTAACGAATAAACAAAATATGTTTCCGTTGTGCCATATAATGGTAAATAATTCTACATTTGATAAGCAAGTTTTGATCTTTAATATTTCAATCATTTGCATGGATTTGGTAGACTTTAGCAAAGATGAAACGGTTACTTTATACACAGGTAATGACAATGAAGATGACGTAATGAATACTACTTTATCAATTCTTAATAGAGTTTACGAAAGTATGTATAGAGGTTCTTTATTTAGTGATTTATATCAGATTGAAAATGTGGCTAATTGCGAACCTTTTTTCGATAAGTTTGACCAGAATGTGGCGGGTTGGACCATGACTTTTGACGTTATTTGCGAAAACTCAATGTCAATATGTTAGAAACTGAAAAGGAGTTAAAGAAGTTTAGAGACTACGTTATAAAAGAAAGTAGAAGTAATCTTACAAGGCTCAAAAAGAATAGCTCTAAGAAGCTTTATAATAGCTTAAAAGGGGAATACAAGTTAATGGCTAATTCATTTAGTATGTATTTTTCTATGGAAGACTATGGACATTTTCAGGATAAGGGAGTTAATGGTAAAAAGAAACAATATGGAGCGCCTTATTCATATACAACTAAAATGCCACCACCTAGCAAATTGGATAAATGGATAGTAAGAAAGGGAATTGCGCCACGAAATAAACAAGGTCAATTAATATCTAGAAAATCTTTACAATTCTTAATAGCTCGATCAATATATTTTAACGGAATAAAACCTTCTTTATTTTTCACGAAACCATTTGAAGCTGCATTTAAAAGATTACCTTCCGATTTAGTCGTTAAATACGGTTTGGACGCAATTAAGTTATTTAATCAGACAATAGAACAACCCAAAAAGAAATGAGTATAATTTTAACAAAAAGTCCTTTTATAGTTAATGTTTCTGCGACAGGTTTAATTGGTGCAAAGGTTGAAATATTTATGTGGAGTGCAACCGAAACAGAACCTACATTACCTCAATATACACTTAGCAAATTAAGTCCTGCAAGCAATGTAACGAGTGTTAATTTTGACGTTTCACCGTATATAAATGAACGATTATCTAGTAATGTTTATACAATTAATTCAGCTACGGTTGGTGTTAATACAAATAGAACTTTATATACAAATGTTAGAATAATTAAATATAAATTAGTTGGAACTACATATACATTATTATCAAATATAGGATACACAGCATTCAAGGGGTATATAGAACAAAAAGACGGTTTAAATATTGATTATGGTTTATATTTATTAGATCAGAAAACTTACTACTATCATTATGATAGTTCAAAAACTTATAATACTTTAAAGGCGGGAGATTTAACTGTAAATAATATACCACCTTTTGGGAGTGTTGGATTAAATTATATTTATACAAATTTAAGAACAGGCGCAACAGTTACAAATACAATTACATCTAGTGCGGGGTGGAAAAATATTTATCGAGTATATCCATCTTATTGGGCGGACGGTAATAAGTTAGAAATATTTGATATTGATTTAAATTTAAATGTCGCTATATACTATTTTAAACCGATTACAGAATGTAGATATTCGCCTGTAACTTTAGACTTCATAAATAAATATGGAGCGTGGCAAAGAGAATTTTTGTTTAAAAACTCTACTGATTTTATTAATACAGAAAATAAATCATATAAAAATTATAGAATAGATCCTAGTTCTTTTAACGCTCAGGAAAGTTTGGTTACTACATTCAATTCAAATGGAAACGAAACGATTAAATGTAATACGGGTTTTGTAGAAGAGAGTTTTAAAGATACAATTAAACAATTATTACTTAGTGATAGGATATTAATTAACAATAGGCCTGCGACAATTACAACAAATCAAATTGAACTACAAAAAAACATAAATAATAAGTTAATTAATTATGCTTTAGACTTCACTTTCTCAAATCCTATAATATGAATAGAGTAGTAGACATTTATATTGAAGGAACGGAGCCAAATACATTGCTAGGTTACGGTTATAATTACCTTAAACTAGATTTATTTGATGATGAAAAGATAAATTTATCTAGTTCTATTCAAAATATTCAAGATATTTCAAAGGTTTATACAGATTTTACTCAATCCTTTACGGTTCCTGCATCAGAAAATAATAATAAAATATTTGAATACTTTTATCAAAACGATGTTGACGGTGCAATTGATCATAATTTACGTAGATTTGCGTACATTGAAATTGGATTAGTTCCGTTTAGAAGTGGTAAAATTCAGTTAGAAGGAAGTAGCGTTAAAAATGGTAAAATAGAACATTACTCAATTACTTTCTATGGCGATTTGGTTTCTTTAAAAGACACATTTGGAACGACTAAAATAAATCAATTAGATTATTCTTTTATTACTCAACCCCAAGATACCTTAGATGTAATTGATAGAATAAGGTACACAGCAACAGACTATGATGTAAGATACCCTTTAATTTCAAGTGAAAGAGCTTGGAGTTATGCAGACGGTACAAGCACTGATATAACAACTTCGGCGGGTAGAATAGATACAAATGAGTTATTTCCTGCGGTAAAAGTTTCAAAGATATTTGAGGCAATTCAAAATGATTTTAATATTACTTTTCAATCTACATTCATGCAAACTGAACGATTTAAAAAATTGTTTTTATATTGCAAAAATATAGACAATATTGATGAAAAAAAATACGGTAAATCTTTAACCTATACTAGTTCAGTTCCAATCGCAGGCCAGTCAACTCCAGCACGTGACATTTATAATTCGGGTGTATTTACTTTAGAAGGTTTGGAAAATGGTTTCCCCTTAGAATCAATTGTTAATTTTAATTTAGATTATATTTCTGTTTCAAGTGTCAACATTGATATTGACGTTTATAAGAATGATATATTTTATTATACTGCTAAATTTAGTACTGATATAACAAATAGTGTTCAAATTTTTTATATTGAAAGCTCAACTAATTATAATGAAAAACTAACTTTTAAAATAAAGGCATCTAAAACTTGCAATATTAAATATAATATTACTGTAAATCAAGTTAGTAATTATTCAGTTACTTCTTTTGGAACTACGACATCTTACAGCGTTAATTATGGAGGTGTTATAGCTTATCAAACTGTTAATTTTACAATTAATAATTCAGTTACTAGCATATACACAAATATGCCAGACATAACGGTATCGGACTTTTTTAGCGGTATATTAAAGCAATTCAATTTAACTTGCTATTCAGTTGGTGTAGATACTTTTCAAGTTGAACCATTGGATATATGGTACAGTAAAGGAGCATTAATTGACGTTACTAAATACATTGATACGGATACAATTTCAGTAGATCGTTTACCCTTATATAAAAATGTATCTTTTACCTATCAAAAAAGTGAAAGTTTTATTAATAGACAATTCGCAGCTAGTGGCAAGGAATATGGGGATATTTCAAATAACTATCCATACGATGGTGGGGAGTTTAATATTAGCGTACCGTTTGAAAATCTAAACTTTCAGAAATTTAGTAATACTGAATTACAAGTTGGATACTGTTTAACCCCTTCACCAGACTTTAAACCTTATATACCAAAACCTATATTATTATATTACAATGGTGCGACAACTAGCTCGGTTAAATTTTACGACGGTACAACTGAAAGTACAATAACAAATATTGCTTTATTTGGTCAAGATTTATACACTAACAATCAATACTATTCACTTAATTTTTCAACTGACACCTCAACTTGGTATAATGTTTTAATTAATAACTCACTATTTGCAGTATATTATTTTGGTTACTTATCAAATCTATTTAACACTAAGAATAGATTAACAAAAGTTAAGGCTTATTTTCCTATCGGTTTAATTACCTCGTTACGTTTGAACGATAGATTAGTTATACAAGATAAGAGATATATAATTAACACAATTAATTCAGATATTACAACGGGTGAAGTTAGCTTAGAATTAATAAATGATTTTAGACCAATTATAAATTTATGATATACGAAATAGAAGGACTAGTTCCAAACCAAACGAATATTGACGGAGTTACTTTTACAGGTAGCTCAGGAGTGACAATTTCACCCTCAACTATTACAACCGACACTTTAATTTATGCAACTGTTCCAAGTGATCCAGATCCTATATTCAATTTTAGAGGTGAAGAAACGGAATACATTATAAGAATGGAAGATGAAACATTTATATTAAGAAGTGAACAAGGTGTAAATTATTTACCATTTATAGAGATGACTTGGACCGACACTTTTGGAGTTGAATTTACATACCCAATATTAATTAACTTATGAAAAATTTATTACAATTATTAGCTATATCAAATTTTTACGGCGAAAGTGAAAACATAGATATTGCAAAGGGAAAAAACGAAATTCCTAAAACTATAAAAGAAGCGTATAAACAAGGAATTAGAAAAATAAAATCTAAAAGATAATGGCAGAAACTAAAACAGTTAATTTAAATGTAGAAACGAATTTAGGTTCTTTAAAAAGCCAACTAAAAACAGCTCAAAGAGAAGTTGAGGCCTTATCCGAAAAGTTTGGAGCAACGTCCGAAGCAGCTACAAATGCAGCACGTAAAGCAGCACAGTTAAAAGATGCAATAGGAGATGCAAAAGCCTTAACGGATGCCTTTAATCCAGATGCTAAATTCAATGCCTTAGGTGGTGCTTTAAGCGGTGTAGCTGGTGGTTTTAGTGCGGTTCAGGGTGCTATGGGGTTAATAGGTGTTGAAAGTAAAGATGTCGAGGCTGCAATGTTGAAAGTTCAGTCAGCGATGGCCTTTTCTCAAGGTATCAATTCTATTATGGGCGCTAAAGATGCCTTTACTAACTTAGCCGCAGTAATTGGGAAAACAGCAATAGGTCAAAAAGCTTTAAATGTTGTTCAAATTGTAGGTACTACAGTTATGAAGGCTTTAAATCTAGTGATGAAGGCAAATCCTATTTTTTTAATAATATCAGGAATATTAGCCGCTATTGCTGCATTCAAATACTTTTCGAGTTCAACTGAAACAGCAACGGCAAATAATGAAAAATTAAACGCAAGTTTAGAGCGCCAAGAAAAAGCAATGGATAGAAATGCCGCTTCTATAAAAAGAAATGGTGAAAATAGATTAAAAATATTAGTTGCTCAAGGTGCTAGCGAACAAACTATTCACGATCAAACTTTAAAAAATTTAAACAACGAAGAAAAAGCAAGGCAAAAAAATGTTGAATTTTTAAAATCAAAATTAGATCAAAAAAGAGCTATTTTAAAACAAGCCTATTATGAAGAAAATGATGAGTTAATAAAATCTACTAAAAAAGAAATAAATGAAAGTAGAGGAAAATATTCGGAGCTTATAGATCAAAAGAAAACTAACATTACAAATATTAGAGTTGAAGAAATTACATATAATAATAAAGTAAAAAAAGACGAAGAAGAAAAAACAGCTAAGCAAAAAGAAGAAAATAATAAACGAGCTGAAAAACAAAGAGAGCATAATACTAAAGTAAGGGAGGATAAAAAGAAAGCTGATGATGAATTAAAAGCTCAAATTTTAAAAGCTCAAAAAGAACTAGATGATGAAATAAATAGAATAGCCGAAGAGCAATTAGCAAAACAAAAAAAGGCACAGGAAGATAGAAAAGAACAAGCAAAAAAAGATG